GAACAATGTCTAGAGGAAACTTTTTACATGTTCAGACGAACAATGCCGTGAGTTTGTCGCGAAGCCATCACCTCTCCCCTAAGGGGAAGAGGGACGGGGGTGCCCCAGTGCCTGGTTTGATCGCCAGAACGCTGTGCACGCAGTATCCTTGGATCAGGATACGGCATCTCCGCGTGATCGACCAATCAGGAAGATCTGGTGAGTGGGTCCGTTCATTATTGGACGGGTTTGCACTTGCTTTCCAGTCTTCCTGGGATTTGGTCAACGATCAGGAGTTGCACACTAGGCCCATATCTCTTGCGAGATGTGGTCTTAATGTACTGCTTCGGTGGGTTTTTCGTCAGGCTGTCAGGGGGCAGTTTGGCGATAAGGCCATCAAAGCACTCTTGAACTGGTTTAGAGCTGTGGCAGTAGGTGACGTTTCGATCCTACGGCCCCAGTTCTCACCAGACTTGGCTACCATGTTTAGGGGGGTCCTCTGTATGGGGGGTTTCTCTGAACAGCGTCGGGTACGGATCCTGCATCAGATATCACGCGTATCTCGTGCAGGGCCCGGGCCGCTCATTGAGCAAATCAGTGCTGTTGCTAAACAGCATAGGTCTGATTTGACTCGTAAGGTTAAGGTGCGTCGTTCCGATGTTTCCTCAATGAAGCGTTTTGCGTCTCGTTGGATTCACGGGAAGACAAGGTTTGGTCTTGCGGGGTCTTTTCCGACCTCTCTCTCGTCGACCTTTGGGTCGACGACTAAAGAGGGGGGCTTGCTCAATGAAGTACGAGTTTTAGCAACTCGTCTTCGGGCTAAGAAGTTGACCAAAAGGATTTATGAGCGAATCAACCTGGTTTGTCAGGGGTTACCTTACGCACCGTTTGGTGATTCTGTTGATGAGGAGGTTGAGTTCGTGGTGTTGCATCCTGATGGGGAGTTGATAGCGGATCGCCTCTTCCCTTATCTGGAGCGATATGAGTGGGTGGGAGTTGGACCCCAGGAGTGGGTCTTCATACTCGAACATTTATATGGCTTTGTTGGTATGGGTTTGAAGCAGTTTTCTCGCAACAAAAAGGTGTTAGGAGGCTACCTGCCTAAGGCTAGGCAGGTAGTTATCTCTGAAAGGGGCTGTAAGGTTCGTATGGTGACACCAGTTTCTGGGTCAGTATCGTACTTTGCTATGCTCCTTAACGGATTCCTCCTTCACTTATTGGATAAAGACGACCGTACATGCCGAGAGGCCTCATTCGAATCGAGTAAGGTATTCGCGAGTTTTAACCCGCGTCCTGAAGATTTGGTGAGGTCTGTTGACATGAAGGCCGCAACTGATCTAATCCCTTTTGGGGTGGCCAAGGCCCTAGTTGGAGGCTTATGTTCTGGGATGGGCTTGTCACCTTTTCTAGAGCAGACGTTTCTAATGTCTATAAACTCTTATGTGATAACCCCTTTAAAGGGTGAAGGAACCCCGTTTGTTTCTTCATCTGGGGTCCTCATGGGAGTTGGGGTTTCGTGGCCGCTCTTATGCCTTTACAACCTTTGGTTGTGGGACGGAGCGTTCACGGAACTGGGTTTTAGGCCATGTAAGGCCGTTCGGGGGAAGGTGAGGGTTGTTGGGGATGATCTGCTCGGCTTGGCTACCTTGCAGATTAATGACCTATATACCCTTCGACTCCGTCGAACGGGAGGTGAAATTTCTCAAGGGAAGGATTTCATTTCACGGTCTGCTGGCGTCCTTTGTGAAGAACTAGTAGTAATTCGCCCAGTGATGGGCAATGAAACTGATTTTCCTAAGGTTATACCAACATATTCCGTGCGTGAAGTCCAACCTGAAGGCCGCTTGACTGGTAGAGACGATACCCCCCCGTACTGTATGGGACCTGCCTTGTGCAGGGTCCATGCACGTATGGGTGAGGCCTGGTTTCTTACCTTTGTCAAGTTTAGGTATTCTGAGACTTTTAACCGCCTTAAACATCGCGGAATAATTCCATGCCTTCCACGGGAGTTTGGAGGAGCAGGGTTCCCTGTGTCCTCTGTGCGTGACGTTATTGCATCCCTTCGGAGCCAATGCTCTAGGGCTCTGCGATGCGCCATGTCACAGGGAGACACTGGCCTTGCCTTGTTATCCTCTTATTCTTCATGTTGGACTGACACCTTCTCGCAAGTACTACCCGAAGGGAGTGCTTTGTTTTTGAAAAGTTGTCAGTTGGAATCTATTCACTCAATTGGAGAGGTTTTGCTTGAGCCAGGGGCGGTCCACCCTACGGTTGGGGAGCTTTTGAACACTGTTGTTGCTGTCGCCGAGGCGGCTCAACGGTTAGTAGTTAGCTCTCCTTCTCGTAAGGTGCCCCTGACTCTCGCAACCGTTAAGAAAAGGTTGGACCGAGCCACTACTAGGTTAGATGGCTTGGTTCCATACCCGAAATTAACGGATAGTCCAAAGAATTTGACCGATGGGTTATATAAGTTCCTTAATGAAGGCATTAACCGTCGGGTCCATTCTGCGGCTGGAATACCTCTCCTGTCCACAATGTCGATCGTTTTTGGAGGTGGGGATTAAAGGATTTGCCTTCGAGGGAGGGTAGATCGGTTGGCGTTGAAAAGTATAGTGTGAGGCAAGGTGAGAACCTCTCATGCGAAGCGGTTTGATCCCGCACGCTTTTGGAAGTGGCTCTGTTCCCTGCAGAGTTATGACTGAAGGTTATAAAACGCTCTTTCATTTCCTCTTTTCCCCACTTTACCGCCCTACTACTTATCTATATCTCCGCACTTGAGCTGTCTCGGTTGGGGGGTTTAGTCTCTTTCGACTTGGGGGTTGATTGAGGCTAGGCCTCTTGGGGGTGTTAACTACATCTCTCGAACGATTGGGCTATGACGGTCTGGATAGCCAACTGATGTTGAGATGGTGACTCGCTTTGGTTTGCCAGTGTTTGACTAGCACTGTAATGGATAGGTACACACA